ATGTTACTGAATAACCATAAAGGTCACCCATTGCTCCACCTGTTTGAATTGTACCTGCTGTTACATCTGCACCTTCTTTTTCACCAACTAACAATGCATCTCCGTTATTAGTCCAAACTACGATTTGAGGACGTCCATAAGCCATAAGCTTTAATTGAGTCGTCATTTCGTTTGTTAATTTCTTCAAATTAAGAAGTAATTCCTGATTGAAGAAAGTTGTACCGTTATCACGAGATGTGTTTACAGTTTCAGTATATGAGCTGTTTCCTTTAAGTTCGTAGTAATATACAGTCGAGCCTGAAGGTAGGGCGGTTATTTCTCCGCTTCCGTTCTTTGTGAAAGAGCCAGTTGTAAAGTTAATAAAGTAAGCACCTTGTAGACCACCTACTGATTCTTTACATACTTCCTGACGTCCTTGCGTTAATAAACAAGCCATATCTTTTGTGTTTTAAGTTTTTAAAATTTGGTGGGAAGTTTGCGGCTGTCCCACCTTTTTTTATATTAGTTAGTTACTATTAGTATGCACCATAGTAAACGATATCTTGTCCGATACCGAATTGAGTACCTGCAGTATATCTCATTATGATTCTGTAGTTTTGAGAACCATCGATATTAGCCATGTCTAATACTCTTACTTCGTTATAGTCACTCATCAAACCTGTTCCGAAGAATAAGTTAGATTTTTGAGCTGCTACAATCTTAGAAGAAGTCATACCAGGACATAATACGATTTCAATACCATTGAAGTTGAATGGTTTCTCACCAACGTTCATTTGGTTGTTCCATCCGTTTGCACCTACTGCACCACCTGCTAATGCTTGTTGGTAAGCTTTTGCTACGTTTGTTGGAACGTACAATAATAAATCTTCTTTACCATAAACAGTATCAGGGATAGTGTTTACAACAGAGTTCATTACATCCAATACGTTAGCTGAAGTGATAGAGCCAGAGATGATTGTTGAACCGCTCTTAGCTGCTAATACTGCTGTTGCTCCACCTGCTGCGATTGAAGCAGATAATGCTGATTGGAATCCTAAGAATTGACCATTGATGTTAGTACCTTGCCAAATAGCTTGTTCAGTTGCTTCTGCTACTTTACCACCAACGTAAGATACTAAATAGTCGTTGAATGATTTTGGAATCTCATCGAATGCAGAGAAACCTAATTGTAAAGCTTCCCAGCTGTCTACGAATTCTTGCTTACATAATTGTAAGTTAACTTGTAATTCTTTTGGTTCTAATACTCTTTCAGAGATTGCTACAGAACCTGATGTTGTGAAATCACAACTAGCATCTTGTACGATACCAGATACGTCTAATTTTTGGATTACAGATTTGAACTTCACGTTTGGCATGATAGTTACATATTTGTTATCCAAAGTTCTTGCACTTAACAATGCAGCTGCGATATAACCTGCAGCAGCTTCTCCAGCATATGTAGAGTTTGATATTGTAGGAAGTGCGAAATTTTGTCTTGCTTTCATTTTCCTTTGTTTTTAAATGATTTTAAATATTTTTACTTATAAAGTTTTGATAAGAAATTAGATTGTGTGTTCTTAATTTTCTTACCATAATTTTTGCTATTGTTTTCTGCTGAGAATTTAACACCTTCTTCGATTGGAGCACCATCTAATTTAGGTAATTCCATTTCTTCGATGTCATCTTCTTTTTTAATATCAGCTTCTTTGTCTACTACTTCCTCTTTTACTTTCTCCATATCCATCATCTTCTTTTCCATCTCTTCGATACGATAAGCCATCTCTTCCATTTTCTTTTTCATATCTCCCATTTCAGTAGTTTCTTCTTCTTTCATTGGAGCTTCATCATCTTGTGGGATAGTTTCAACTTCTTCAGTCTCTTCTGCCATCAATGTGCCAGATTTAACTTGACCTGATTGGTCTTTTACTTCGTTTGCTTTCTCTTTATCACCTGATGCTTGAGGAATATCTTCAACTTTAACATCTTCTAATTCTACGTTTTCTCTTTCAACGATTTTACCATCTTTGGTAATAGCTTTGATAAGAACTTCGTTTCCTTCAGAATCTTTTAATGCTAACTCGTGAGTTCCATCTGGTGCTGGAGTTTTAGTTCCATCTTCTGATACTACAAACAAATCTTCACCTACATCGAATGTAGCTGATTCTACGATTGTTCCGTCTTTTAATTTTGCGTAAGTTAATTCTACTTCATCTGATGATAACAAAGTTAATATCTTACTTAATACTTTTTTAGCGTTCATAATTTTTTAGTTTTCTAAATTATATAATATATAACAACTTCGTTTTCAAAAGTTGTAATTTTTTTTATTGTGTAAACCAATCTTCTATTGTTGTTAGTTCTGAATCACTTAGTGCTCTGTTGTAAATTACTGCTTTGTAAAGGTTACCTTTAAAGTTTTGTCCACTTCCTACAAAGTTACCAACTTTAAATCCATTACCAGTTGCAGCAGTTCCACCATAAACAAAGAATTTAGCTGTATCGATTCCGGTTAATGTACCAATGTTAACATTATCGTTGTATATCTTAGATGAGCCAGATGCCACATTAGCCATCATTGCGTAAGTATGTGAAGCTGAACCCGTTGCTATTGTGTATGAAGCAGGGTCATCATAAAATCCTTCTGGTGAGGCACCGCCTGCTGTATATACCTGAACACCATGTCTAACTGAACTCTTACCACCATTAGCACCAGCGTTTATAAAGAATGCGTATCCAATATCAGGTGTACCACCCCATGTACAAGCGAAACCTGTATTACCATTTATTGAGCCTGTTTGATATTGTACTCCTGCATATAATGTTTTTCTTCCAGTCATATAGGAATTTAATACAGAAGATGTACACTCTAATCTTGCGTTTGATGATAAGAAGTTTAATGCTCCGGCTGAACCCGAACCTACTACATCATATAATGAGCCTGTAAATCCATTACCACTTAAATCGTAAACAAATCTACCACTTCCTGGCCAAGATGTTGTATCAGAGAAATCATATACAACAACTGCGCCTGATGGAAGTGTTACTCCACCTCCACCAAATACTTGCGTAGAACCCAAATATGCAGCCGTAACTGTATTTGAGCCTAAATAAATATTACTAATTGTTGAACTTCCTAATGATATACTCATATTAAACTATTATGTATAATGTATTTGGGTCTTTTGGCGATAATGCTGCGTATTCTGCTGAACTCAATGAAATTATCTTTGTTACTGCTTCAGTACCTGTAAATGTATCACCTATGTTTGTTACAACACTACCACTAGCACTTCCTGATAAGAAGTTCATAGAGCCTGTGAATGAAGAGCTTCCGCTTACGTTTAAAGAACCTTCTACAAATGTATTAGAACCACTATCGATTAAGAAACCAGTCTTTCTATTTGTATTAGAAGTACCCGTACCAATTGCAAATACAGTTTCACCTGTTAAATTTTTTGTTCCACTAATATCGTTAAATCTACCTGCGAATAGAGAACCTTGTCCACTATTTGGCGAATCAGCTCCTGCGAATGTAGAAGTTAGTGTACTACCTGTTATAATCAAGCTATTACCAATAACACCCGTTGCTAATATGTTACAATTATCACCTGTTCCCATTGATGATGATAAGAATGTACCTGCTAATAAGTTTGCAAAGAATTGTTTACCTTGCGTAGTAGATGTATTTGTTCCACTTACATTTAATGCGTGTCCAATACCATAAATTGTATTTATGTTTGACCTAAGATTTAATACTGCTGCACTACTTCCAGATGCAGCTACATAACTATTGTTTACAGTTATACCACCATTTTGTACGTTTGATGCGTATGTTATTGATGATGAGAAGCAGTTTAAGGTTATCGATGCACCAAACAATAAGTTACCAGATATAGATACTGATGATGATAATGGTGTTGTAGGTGCGTTTACGTTAATAGTACCATTAAATAATGCGTTACCCTGTGTACTCATACCAGCGGTTGCTTTATCAAAACTATTTGCAGCAGATGCACCATAGTTTATTTGGCCACCCATTAAAATGTTTTGAGTAATAGAATATGCTGATGCACTTACAGGTCCTCTTAATGTAATTTGATTTGCTGATACGTTAGATAATACGTTACCCATAAATGATGGTGCGGTTAACATACTTCCACTTATTTGTGGAACAGAACCTGATGTTAACATTAAGTTGTGTGAACCACCTATATGTCTAATAAATCCAGCAGTTGGTGCTGCAGGTGATTGGAATATATTTGAACTACCACTAACAACAGTCGCTGTAGTTGTACTTCCGTTTTTGAATATTAAGTTTGAATTACTTCCACTTACTGATGCGGTTATGTATGCAAGAGATGAAGTATATCCATCAGCTATAATCCAAACACCTCTACCATAGAATGATGATGTAGTATTTACTTTAAATATAGGTGATGTAGTTCCTACTTCTAATGAACCACTAATTAATTGGTCACCTGTGAATACATTTGAACCTGTTGTAGCAAATGAACCTGTATTGATTGTTGATTGAGAAGCAGTATATGCGTTGAATGATGCAGTAGTTACTAATTTTTCTATTCCTAATACATTTATTTCATTACCCATACCATTATGGTTTGTGCAATAATAATATAAAGGAGTAGTTGTATCGTATCCTACTTGTATTTGTATAAAGTTTGAGCCACTCGTTACACCTGTTGTGTATTCAGTTGGTCCATTAGCCGTTGTTGAAAACTTAAATGGATGACTACCTACAATACCTGATAAGTCAAATCTATATGTTGGACCTGGTACAAAAGATAATTTAGGTTGATTAACACCATCTACTATATAATAATTAGAACCATTATTAGTTACAATTGCAGTTACTACACTTTCTGTTACTGATGCAGTATATGCGTTGAATGAAGATGTGGTTACGAATGAACCAGTCTTAGCCTGAATATCATCTACTTCCGCTTGAATAGATTGTGTAAATGCGTTAGTCCCAGCTACTGATGCTGTAAATGCGTTTAATGCTGATATATCAGTTGGTGTAATAGATGATGAAGGTACGTTTTTCCAAAGTGAAGAACTTGCTTCATACACTAACACATCTCCTTGTAATGGGTTTGTGATTCTTACATTATGTAATTCGTTTAATTCCCATCCATTGGATACGTTAACGAATATAGAGCCATTATTTTGTTGTACTCTTAATACTTCACCAAGTGTTACAATATGTAAAGGTGCTTGTGGTTGTACGTTTGTAAATTGACCTGAAGATGATAAGTATAACACATCTCCAGCTGCATATCCTAAAGCAGGGTCAGTATTTACACCAACTACTTTACCAATTACAATGATATCAGCGTAATCACCACTTACAGAAGTATTTGCTAATATACCCAATGTATTTGCCGAAGTTGAATCATTATCCCAACTTGCAGTATTAAATTGTGGATTATCTCCTGTTGCTCCTGTGATTCTTACAACCCTACCAATAGGTAGAGTTGATTGGTTAGCGTTTACAGCTGAAATAATTACGTTTCTAGCTAAAGATGCGGTTACTGCATATAGAGATGAAGATACAGCCATAGAGGATGTAACTGCAGAAGTTATATAAGAAGATGTTGCTGCGTTTAAACTATTCAAAGAGTTTTGTGCACTTGCTGTGAAAGCATTAGTTCCTGCAACAGATGCAGTAAACGCATTTAAAGAAGATATATCAG